TAGCATTTAATAAATGCCCGTTTGCGGTAGTAGGAATCGTACCGTCTATGGTAAATCTAATAGGCCCGGTGCTGGCATCCAATGTGCAAAAGACTTCCTGACACGATCTTATCGGTGAAAAGGTAGAGCCTGTGCCGAGTATTTTAGTCGCTGTAAATCCTACCCCACCTGAAGTGTCGTCAATGGTGAGTTTTTCAAAGTCCAATGATGTCCTGCCCGATTCAATGCTTATTGTCGCCATGATTTCTCCTTTTTATTTATATTTTTTAATCGCCTTATGATATTTTTGGTTAAATTTAATGTATAATTGTTTAATTTCCCGATTTATCTTAACAACGGCTTTTTTCTTGCCTTGCGCTTCGGCAAATCGTTTAAATTTTCTTAGTTTACTCAGTCGATTTTCAACTGCTGTTGCGGTCATAATCATCGATCGTTGCGATTTGGTATTTTTATAAACGTACTCATAATACTCTGTTCCCCTATAAGCGTCTAATTGGTCTTTAACGGTAAGTATGTCCTGAATATTGCTATAATAAATCTTTGAATCCGCCCATTCAGATTGTTCCCCAAATACTCTCCGGACAAACGGATATTGATTCATTTGACGTTTTTCTTTAGTAATCGCGTTTATCGGAATGCCGCCAATATCCGTGAAAAATCGCAACATTGATCCACCGGAGATATCTATAATTAAATCTAAAGTTTCAGGTGAAACATCGATAACACCGCCTTTAATTTTATCCCCGCCCGTTAAATTATTTAATTGATGCGATACCCATTTTGATCCAATTCGTGCAGATTTCCAATACCGTTGTGAATCAGGAGTTGGCACTTTGGAAAATTTATCCTTTTCAGGCATAAGCGGCCCGCCAAACCAATTTTTATTTTCAGCCACTTGTGCAAACGGATCAGCCACGGTCGGAGCTATGGTTTGAAGTAACGTACCAGAAGCAACCGGATTAAACGCATTGATAAACGTGCTAACCAACCTTGCCGCACCGTTCAGGGGTTTATAATTTTCTTTTGTGAAAGCCCGACTTGCTTCCTCGCCTAAATTATAAAAAAAGTTATATCCCCACGGTAAAGGAATTTTAATATATCTACCTTTGCTATTGGGAATCATAAAAATAGCATTACGTTCGCGAACAAAATCATCAATCTTGTTATAATAATCCTCACCTTCATCCTCCGCCTTGCTGAAAGCACTATTCAATAACCCGGCTACAAACCCAAATCCAATAATACCCACCATAATTTTACGTACTTTAGGATTTTTTACTGCCCGCATAATACGATATGAGCCTTGAATACCAGCATTGGCAAAAAGGTATAGACTGTTAATGATCGGGCCAGCAGCACCCTTTTTGGTAAAATCAACCGTTATATCGGATGCAATTTGCGCCGCCCTCTCATCCGTCAAGCCCTGCTCAACTCCTAACTTGAATACGTGCAACCGAACACCATTTTCAATGCTAGTATTCGCCGTTTCCACCCAATGCAACCAATCCATAACGGTTTTACGTATAGGTCGTTTTCCTTCCAATGTTTCTAATTCTCTGGCAAGTTGTTTGGATAATTTTTCAATAGAACCGTGAACATCTGCCCATCCAATTTTACCCCCGGCTGTTTTAAACCTGTCGTATATTTTTTCAAGTTCCGCCCCGGTTTGTTTCTTTTGTTCTACGCGATAAATTGCTTTGACAGCTTTTAATGTGCCGGTTAAAAATTTTTTAGTTTCGATATCTGTGTCATTTATATTTATCCCAGCAGTTTGAATATCTCGCATAAAATTAGACATAATAAACTCAGGCGACCAGGACGTATTCACCCGCGCCAACCATCGATTAAGCCGGGCGAGGGTGTTCAGAATAGGCCCATGCTGAGAATCAACCGCCTTTAGCGTTCTTAGCATCAACATAGCATCTTTATTGTCCCGGTTGACCTCAAGAATATATTGTTCTCCATCAACCATGAATCTGAACTCACTATCGCTCACGTTAAAAATATCGGGATACATTCTGATATTGCCATATTTATCGAACCGGGGAGACTGCTTCTCTCGTTTTAATTTCCAAAATTCCGGGTCGGGGTTTTCTTCCACTAATCCCTTTAATGCCGCCGTCGATTTGGCTTTTTCGGCTAAATTTATGGCTTTTTCATAATTGCTGATTGTGTTGGCAACAATATTAATCACATTCCGAGTCGACCCGCCCCGCGCTTTAACCGGTCTTCCGGCAGGCCGCAAACCTCTCGATGAGCCAAAAATAGAATCGTCAAATCCTTCTCGATAGAGGGGAACGTAATGTTTATATTTATTGTTGTAAGCATTATATTCCTCGGTCGTAATCAACCCGGCATCATACAACAAATCGAGTCGTGCATCATTAATACTGCTTAATAGTAAACGAATATTTTCAATCTTCGTGTCGTTGCTATACTTTTTTAAAATCTCAGTTGACTCTTTATCGGTCATGCCAGATGGCTTTTCCGAAAACACATCCCATTGTTTTTTTATGTCTGTAACTTTTGCGCTAGACTTGTATAAATCAAACGCTCGGTTAAGATATCCCAACCATTCCTTCGGGGTAATTCCGATACTTCGAGTATCGGAAACAGTTTTTTGTTTAGTCGCTAAAACCTTTTTAATTTCCGTTCGCAGGGGCTTGGTGTTTTTGGTTGCTAATACGTCAAATATATCTTCAAGATACCGTTTAGCATTAGCTTCCCTGAGCGCCTTATTTGCTTCCGGCGCATGAACCGCATGGGCGTATTCTTCAAGGTCTGGAATACTGATTTTGTCTTTTGCCATTCGTTGCAACATCGGCTGAACAAGTTCATCCCATGCTTTTTTTACCGCCGCTGCGGTACGCTTGGGTCGTTGCGTTTCTTTTAAGAATGTATCAATTTCGTCCCTAACGATTTTTAATTTTCCCTGTATAGTCAAAAATGGTCTGTTTTTGTCTGCCACCCAATACATGAAGTCATTAAACGGGCGGCGCATGGCTTCTTGAGCATCGGTAAACCTGTACGATAATTCTTTTTTCCCTTCTTTGGTTTTTGCTTCTGCTTCAGTAATGGATGTTTTCCGAGAAAACAACGGCATCCCTTCCCTCAGCGCCTTTGATCGTATTCCCGGAGTGATGGGGAAGGCGGGCATGGTCGTTTGTAAACCTTTCCCGTAATTATTGACAACCTTATCGGGTTTATTGTAAATTTTTCCCTTTCTCATCCCGTTGGCAATGTTATAAACAAAATCATCCAATGTTATTTTTCTTTTAAACATTTGGTTGAACATTTTTTTAGCCTTGGCAAAAATCTTATTCAACCAAAATATAAACTTACCCCTTTGCACTTTTTCTTGAATCTGAGCGCCTTTTTCCCCGATTGCCTGAGTCAATGCTTCGTCAAGTGCTTTATCGCCATATTTTCCTTTAACGGCTGTCTTGTGGTACGGCGTTCCTTCTATTAAATTCATGCCCTGTTGGTACAATTTGGGATTGTTTTCTTTTATGTTATTTAAGACCGGATGCGTATATTCGTGAAATATAGCATCTTTTGACGCCTTATCGGTGTTGATATAAATCTCATTGGTTTTAGGAGAATAAAAAGCGGTTAGAGCCTCTTTGTCCAGAGCTTCTTGTTGAGACGGATTCCTGAACTTCTCCACCGCGTCTTTGAAGGGGGCGTTTTTTAAATAAACAACTTTCTTTTTCCCGGCATTGGCAAGGACTTCCTCTGCGGCTTTGTACCATTCAGGCGTAGGGGCTTCGGAAAAATTAGTTTTAATTGTTGGTGATGCTTGAAAGGATGGTTTTGTTTTTTTATCCCATTCTGCCTTGAGAGCTTCCTGTTTTCTTACCCGTTCATTTTTGCGAATAATTTTAACGATATTTTTACGATATACACCGATTGGATTATTTACACCATCGGGGACAATATCGACAACTCCGGTTCCGTAAACTTTTTTAACATCCCCTGTAAAAACTTGCCCGCCTGTATTTTTATACTCTACCCTGTCGCCTTGGTAAAGTTTTTCAGCTTTCTTTTTGGTAGGTAATGCTTGGGTATCAGGTTTGGCTTTCAGGGTCGGTTCCGGGGCTCTGGACGTTCCCTTTTTGATAATAGACTTAGATGCTTTTGCGATTGTATCATTGAATTTTGTTTCAGCTTGAGAAAATGTTGGGTATTCAAGAATATTAATAGTTTCACCAGAATCTACGTCCTTGATACGAATAAATCCTCGTTTGTCTTTTAATTTATTGGCATTATATAATTCATAATCAACGCCATCAATACGTTGCACGTTAGCAATTATAGAATTTGTATTATTTATTTTTTGAGCATCACCTATTTTCTTTTTGGAAACAACTGTTTTACTCAATTCCGGATATTCGGCAAGGACTTCAGAGGGCAACGTCCCGTCTTGAATCATATTCGCAAGCTTTTCATTTATATTGCGCCCGCGATAAGCCATTATTGTCGAATTATCCATTAATCGAGCTTTATGTTCTGGTGTTATTTTTTCTTCAAGAAAATGAGCTTTTTCATGTTCAATAATGTCTTTACGAATTTTTTCTGAATGTCCGAAGAATTTTTCAGGATCTAAAGATATCGATCCGTCTGAATTTGCTCTGGCAATATCCTCCATTGGTAATTTTTCTATCTTAAACCCCTTTAAGGGATTATCTCTGAATTGCTCCCTCGTCATCTCCCACGGTTCTTTGGATTTTGGTTTTTCTTTGCCCTCTATTATAGTGGTAAATTTGGAAGTAGCTTTTCCCTTTGGCTTTGCGATCAACAGATACTTGGCATAATCATAAGCGGTTTTCCCAAGCTCGGAATCATTGACAAGATATGTTGTTTTATTCCCGGCTTTTGCCATTTTTCTTTCATGCGCATCTTGTTCTTGCTGATTGGCTCGATTATACTTGCGTCGACTCATTGGTTTTATTTTTGGTTCTTCAATGGTGCGGATTTCCAGCTTTCCATTTTTGTGTAATTTTTCTACATGCTCCCGGATAGACATTGTGGTACCATCTGAATATCGGTATTGTTTATTAAGAACCTTTTTAGACAGTGCTTTTTGCCGGTTGCTTGAATTTTTTAAAAAACCATTGATATCATCAGCGTCTTTAATTTGTTTTTTAGCTAATTCTTCCGCTTCTTTTGTCTCGATTTTTTCGTTTCTTTCTGCCTTTTCCTTCGCAAGTTTTACTTCAAGCCTGGCTTGTTTTACCGCTTCCTCTTCTGTTTTGTGTAGAGTGTCCCCAAAAATTCTATCAGTCCCTTTATTTTCAACGGATTGAACCGCAAAATATTCTTTATCTTTTATCCGGGTTTTATAAATTTTTAAACCTTCGACCTTATAAGGTTTAAAATTCGTCTCTTCGGAAGATGATCCAGATTGGGCTTGTTCTGCGAATTCCTTGACAGTTGGCTCGACATCGGAGGTGGGTTGCTGTGGTTTTAACTGCTGCACTAAGTCATAGACTTCTTTCGGAAAAGATCTTAACTTTTTCCCATCAAGGTATGCTGTATATGCATTCTTTGTCTCCCCTAAAGGCTTATTTGTATCAATCGGAACTTTTTCTTCTTTAAGCTCAATGTCTTTATCGCCAGCTATTTGCTCAGCCACTCCCCTATAAGTGAGTCTCTGTTTATTTTCCCAGTTTTCAGGCTCAACAAACCATGCTCTAATATTATTCCTATCGGAAGAAATTGGCTTATTTAAAGCGTCACTCTTTATCTTTTCTTCCCCCTCAACCATTTCCCCAGCAGTTCCTACAACATTAGAAGCGACTTCAGACTTTGCGGCCGATTTTTTTGTCTCAATCGGCAAGGATTTTTTGGCTGTTAATTCGGTATTGGGGAACTTGCCTTGTTTAACCTGTTCCTCTTGAGATAATTTAGCTATTTCAGATAGTTTTTCTTTGGTATCGAGTTCGCTTTTTTTAAGTTGTTCTTTGGCACTCTTTTCTTCCTGTATTTTAGTTTTAGCCCTTCCTATCCAACCACCTTCTACCTGAACCGGCTCATAAATATCGGTGAGTCCTCGGAGTTTAATTCCTCCTTTTGCGGTAACTTCTGTCTTGTATGGCGCATTCTTTTTTCCTGCTCCAATATCAGGAGCAATTTTTCTTTGTTTTATTAATCCAAACCGGATATGCCGAAATAAAGCACCTTTGCTTAAATTTTTATCTGTAGGAATAGTAATACCCTCTGCTTTTGCGGTATCAATTAATGCCTTAAATTTAATCTTTGGGGTTTGAACGGATTCAAATGCAGCTAAATCGGTTGATACTTCCGGTACGATTTTTGCTTTGTCGGCCATTAACGCACCGCCCAAAGGTTCACTTTCCGGCTCAACTTTTGGTGCCGCTGTTTCGTCTTTAATTATTTTATCAAAAGGTGACTCCGCCTGAATCGGTTCTTTTTTTGTGGCTATTCGGCGAGCTAATGCCTCGGATCTCCATGCCGGATTATCCCATTTCCTTAATATCTCCCCTTCTGTCATGGTCGGGTTTTTCATAATTATTTCGTCAAGACTTTGAAGAGCTAAGCCTCGTTCTTTTATAGTCATTTTTCGCCATGGGGCTGAATTTTTGATTATCTTCGGCACAACTGATGTTTTACCTATTGCATACGCAATCGGTTCAAAAATACCGAATAACGCTGCATTTTCAAGGGTTTTTTCCTTGTCTCCCTCCCCGACCAATGCACCGGTAATCATGCCCCTTGCAATGCTTTGATAAAACGGTCTGGCTTTTGAAGCGAGTTGAGCAGTTACCAACCCGGCCGCTTTAGATGCAACTGACACTGGTCCACCAACAAAACCGAAGGCTTCTGCTGTTTGACCCAGAATATCTGTTGCGGGAATATCTTTTAATCGTTGAAATTCTAAACTTCCGGTTTTATCGGTACCGATTCCATAATTAGGAATAGCAAAACCACCTCCGATTTTATCTCGCCAATAGTCAATGGCGGTATCAAGAGTTTTTCCGGTATCTAATCCGACAGCTTTTAATGCGGGAAGAATCGGAGACATCAACCCCCTGATTGTCTCTGTGGCTATATAAGGAACAACTGAACCAATCTTTTTTGTAGTTTTAAGAATCTTGTTCGGTTCTTTATTTTTTAATTGATTTTGGGTTATATTATTTGTAGGGACAATCTCCGATTGATTATTTACCAATTCAACTATTGCTGCCGCCTTATCAGCATCAGATAGGGGCTGTTGAGGTATCCCAAGAGTATTAGCAACCCTTGATAATAAAGATTGATCTTGAGTTGTTTCCGGTCCTCTGACACTCAAAGAAGTAACGCCACCATAAGGCAGTTGAGAATTTTCGGAAGATAAACCAGCTTCGGCAATATCAAATGGATTTCGAGACTGCTCTGCTATATCAAAAGGATTTTGATTTTGATTTAAATTTTGCTCTGCTATATCAAATGGATTCATTACCATATATACCCATCAGCCTTAGCCGCTTCTTCGGCTTGTAACCGATTGTTCCCAAACCTCTTTAAATAGTCTGCTGCAATATCAGGAGTTAATTGATTATCGCCAACCAACGATTTTTTTAATTGGTTCCCTGTTATTTTAGTAAATCTTTCAAGTTGCTGTTTAGCATGTTTTGCTTTATTTGAATTTAGTCCTTGTGCCATTTTTTCTAACTTATCCAACATGCTCTCCATAATATCTTGATTGCCTGTTCCCTTTTCGAGACTATCTAAAAAATATTGATTAATTTGCATAGATTCTTCATGAGGGAAAAGTTGCTTATTAACAAAATTGTATGTATCAATCATTTGTTTTTTGGCAGCAGCGATTTCTTTTTTCTGTGCTGCCTCGGCAGCAGCACCAACCCTCAAATCAGCGATTTCTTTTTGATTTTGTCTATTAAGATCGTTTTGTGATGCTGTTTGTTGCCGATTAAGATCGTTTTGACGAGCTGTTGCTATTCGATTTTGTTGTGCATTATAAACATTGTCCGGGACTACACCAGGTGGCACCGGTGTGGGTTGGCCTTCGGTGTAATCTGGTGTAGATATAACATTACCCTCTTGACTTATCCTGTTTGTAAAACCAGGTAACTCAGTAATAATTTCTTTGTTTTCTATTTGGCTTCGTCTTGTATTTTTAACATATGTTGACCCATCTGGATTTTTACCGGTAACTGTAACCATCGGATCTTGTTCATTGCGATATTTTTCAAAAGCGCTTACGCTTTTTATAAACAAATTAAGTTCATCCATTGTTAATTCAGGATGATTTTTATGAAAAGTCTGTATCCCTTGAGCCGTTTTGGGATAATTCGCAAAATCCTTAAATAAGCTATCTATTTTTCTTTTTTTAAATACATTTTTAATATTTTGTATCCCGCCCATTAAATTTTGAAACCCCTGCTGACGAGAATCTATAATTGTTTGTAAATTAGACATTGTTAATCTCCCTATAAATTATCTTGCTCACTAAAAAAAATTACTATTTTTTTTAAATTTTTATTATTAAAGTAGTGCTGCAAGAGCAGTAGCAGTTTTTCCTATCCCGCCAAGATAATCGGTGGGAATATTTTCTTGCTCGGTTGTTGTCGGTATTCCGTACCTAAGCGCTTCTTGTTGCATCACAAAATCTTGTAACCATTTTTGATAATCATTTGCTGCCTGATTAGGAGTAAACCTATTAGCAAGTTGATTCTCCATTTGTGCCTGCGCCCCAAGCTGTTCTAATTGGCGTTGATTTAATCCTTCCGTATTAGTGGCATTTTGATTAGCCAGGGTGTTTAATAAATTAGCCTGGGTTGTGTTGGCCCCATAAATTTCCGTTCCGGTTGCATTCCGGTTGGAAAAAATTTGATTATATAAATCAGTAAGCTGTTCTTGTGTTTTGCCATATTGATTTTTTGCCGCCTGCTGTGTTCCGGTTGTAAACGGCGTAGAAAAGTCCCCCAAACTAACCGTGATAGGAGCGGATGTTGCAGGCTCATAAGACGCATTAGCCAACTCCTGAAGTCCGATAGCCGACTTCTGCGCTTCCGGCATATATTCGGCTAAATTTTTTGCAAGTTGATTCGTATATGTATCGGTAATACCTTGTTCTTGATTTCCATAAGCAGTATTAGCGATATTTTTATCAGTTGTTGTCCCGGCAAGTTGTTGTAAAAAAGTATCTCTTAAATTTCCAACATCTGAAACATATCCCGTATCAGCCGCTTTTTGATAAGCGATATCTTCGGCAAGTCGATTTTTATAATTTGTATCATTACTCTGTCTGCCTTCGGCTTTCCCATATTCCTCCCAATGCTGATTGGCAAATTTACGAGCACCAGGGGTTAAATTGTCTACCGTAGCAACTGGTTCATTTTTCTTTCTGACACGATTGTTATAATATGCCAAAACATCAGAATTATTTTTTAAATAATATTTAGGATCAAAAGCACCGTAAATAGAATCCATAAAATCGTTCCAACTCCTCTCCTGATCCGGTGTTCGTGGACTCGGCGCTTGTTTTGTCTTGATTTTGGTTTTACCGCCACCAAAAAGTTCATGACCTATATCTGAAAAAAATCCCATTTTTTTTTCCTTTTTTTATACTGATGGTTGATACCGTAACATTTGCGACATTAATTCATACGGTTCAAGCGGATTTGAAGATCGTGCCGAACTGCTGCTTGAAGATTTGTTACTTTGGTTTGTTTCCTGAGATAAACTTATAAGATTTGCAAGAGTTTGTGGAACTTGCATTTGAGCCTGTTGCTGTGCCAGTTGAGAGTTAAACGCTTGATCTGCAACCATTCTAGCAATTCCCTTACCTGCACTTGACAACGCATCTTTAGCCACTGTGCTATTTAACATTCTTTTGGAAGCAAGATCATTCAATGTTCCTTGAAAAGCCTGTGGCTGCAAAGCTCGTTGCATTAAATTGGCATATTGATCTTGTAAAGTTTGACCCATATTTTCGGTTAGACTCTGCAAATTCTGTCCGGTACTTAATAAGCTCGGTAACAAGCCTTTCGATAACGGAGAGTTCCAATTAATACCCGAATGACTATGCCCGGAAGAATAGTTACTTTGCTTTGAAGTTGATGTAGGATATAAATCAGTCGGGATGGTAAATTCCTGTCTCTGCGGTGGTGCCAATCCCTGCGTAATATCCGTTCCATAGTGAGTATCCCAAGCGTTTGCAATGTTTGGATTTTGATATAGCGTAGAAAGAGGCGTATTGGCGTTGAGGGACAATTGATTATTATACGGGTCTGTATATGTTGCTTGCTTATTATCGCCCATAGTTAAAATCCCACCAGCCCAATTTCGTGTTGTCCCTGGTGCTGTATTTTTAAAATAATTCTGATAATCACCTAAAATTGTCATTTTTCCACCTCAAACTTTAAAATTTGCTTATATTTGTAATACCTTGTGTTAATTCCGATTCTTCTATATCAAGCAAATTACACATAATTGCCACCAGGCATTTGCCGATATCTGTTGATGTTAAAGCTGACATATCAACTGTTTTTACAGCATTGAAAAGTTTGTCCTTTTTAACCTGTTTTTTTTCTGCCGCTATTTCGGCTAAGGTTTTAGGATGTCCCTTTTCCTTGACATGCTGGACATATCTACCATCAGGCCAATCTCCGGTGATGATGTAATCAATGCCGTTAAGTGTCCAGGCATTCTCTTTTACCCGTTTTTTGTATTCACCGTCCGGGTAATCGCCATCAACAATATATGTGACATCCATTTTCTCTTCATCAACGATAACCGTGCGTGTTACTTCTTGTTTATCCATTTCCTTTATCCTTTATGCTTTATGCAGGTTCTACGTATTCGTACCTGATTTCGCCATGCTTAATATATGTATTCGCGCTGGTCATATCGCCTACTCTTGCCGCGCGGATTGTAAATGATGACGCGCAATAAATTGGATAAGAACCCGTTGCTGTAATATCAACCTGGATTGGTTCCCATATTATTTTTTCGGTACTACTACTATCGCCGTCACCGTAACCATCGAGAATGACTCTCCCGTCCACCAGCATTTGTAGCCTCAATGCGTCCGAGTTATCCTCAACACTGGCTATATCCATTTCCCACGGATTAGCCCCAACAATTGAAATAATCAACGGCCCGCCGGTAATATTGACAAGATTTGTCCACCCGCCCGTCCCGGCCGGGTCGGTGATATCCGTAACCGCACCAACTGCTGAATTTAAAGTGCCATCGCCTAAATACTCCGCTGCGCTAATTTGTTCGTGACCGGTGATGATTGTCGGAACTAAGTTTTTGGAATATCCCATTTCCGTAGGTCGTATTAATGACCCATTCGACCAAATTGCCATAATATTCTCCTTTTATTCGTCTACTTTCCACGTGCCCTGAAGTAATGTAACTACATAATTAGTGGCAGATGAAACCAGTTCAATGCGAGCCCTGGATGTATTCGTACGGACATAACCGTCTGTTGCTGTATCCTTACCAGGTCTCCAGTAAATTTTTTTACCACTAGGCGCGATAATTTTTAAATATTGAGATGTCATAACAAGAAAATTAACTCTGTTGTTATTGGCCGTGTCTGGTAATTGAAATTCAATCTGTCCAGTGGCACCACTATTTGTAAAAATTATGTTCCCGGCGGCCGCTTCTGCGCTTGTTATAGAATAGTTCGCGGTTTTATTGATTACCCTCACGGGTTTAACTTGAGCTATGCCGTCTGTTACGACAAAATGATTACTATCAAAAGAAGCTATTCCTTTATTTGAGTATGACGCATCTTCGCCAGCCACGGTAACAGTTGTACCGGTATGGGTTACATTTATACCCTCCCCGCCTAAAATGGAAAGACTATGAGATGATGGGGTTAATGCGCCGGAATCGGTTGTGACAGATTTAACCACCGTGTCTTTTAATTCGGTTGCTCCACTGGCTACATTAAAATCCGCAGTTTTAAAACTCGTAACGCCTTTAACGGTTGTGGACGCATCTTTACCCGAAATTGTTAATGTTTCATCTCCGCCATCATTGCCTTCGGTTAAATTAACCCCTTCTCCCGCAACCAGTTTACCATTGAGAAAACCGGGCGTGGTGTCATTTGTGGATATAAGCGACCCATTTGCCCCGGTCACGGCAAGAATAGCTTCATCCTGCGCCTGCTCTTTATCAAGCAAAGATGCCTCACCGTCTCTTGCCGCTTCGACTTCAGCCTTAGTGACAAAATATTCAGCCAAATCATCATTGACTTTGGTTTTCAGCGCATCCTTAACTGTATCGGTGCCGATAATAATATCCTGACCTGTTGCCATTATTAATAGCTAAGCTCCCTGTATTTAAAGATTGTCCCGGATAAGTAAATAGGATACCCGGACAATATAACATCTTTAACAACAAACATAATTGACCGAGCGTTTACGTTAATATATTTAAACAATTGCGCCTGTTTAATATCAATTGAGAAATAAGCATCATCCACATCCATAATTGCCTGATCCACGGTTAAACCGTCATCTGTGGAAAGTATATTGGTAACAGACGCTGTTACCCTTTTACCGTCTACATAAATATCAAGACCTACCTGCCCGCCGCCTATAGAGCTACTAAAAAGCTGAAATTGTGTAAAATTAGCATAGGTAAACGGTACTTCCATATATGCGCTACCTAACTTCGGACTTATTTGATAAGAACCGAGGTCTTTATATTTACTTGAATCAATTTGATATACAAATCCATCACTTCCGCCGATTAAAAATAAAGACCCGGCGGAAGCTAAAGCGGTTGGAAGCAATACGGATCGGATGGTTACACCAGTTGTATCGGGATCACCGGACTCATCCCTGAAATGAACCGTATAAAATGTTGATGTTTGGTCTAATGCGTAATCCCATTCATGATCATTTAAACTGCCTGCGGTGCCTTCGGTAATAACCGCACCGTCTAAAATAAGAAAGTCCGGTTGTGTGCCGATACTCGGATCGCCTCCTGCCGCCGCCTGGCATTCATACTCATTAGTGCCTGCACCGGTAGATACCCACTTATAAGAACCGGAAGTTAAAATATCCCGATAAAATTCCTGTTCGCTCCACGGATACCGCACCCCTTGGCCTGACGGATCAACCGTTGGATTTTTCGTGTGTGCGGTCAATACCCGATAATACTTTGGCATAACAAGCCAATATTGACCGTCTCTCGGAAAATACGCTGCAAATGCCGTATCCGAATCCCAATAATCATCCAACCTGTCTGCAATCGGATCAGATGCGGAAAATGTTCGCAAGTCCCCATATTCCTGAACCCCGGATACCGGGTCAACCCCATCACCAGACCCTGCCCATAAATCATTAGCGGCGCTTACAAGAGTTTTACTGGTCGTCCATGCCCGCTGAAACGATAAAGGCAGAGCATAATCGGATGGACTGGCTCCTGTTAATTTAGAAAGATAAGGCTGAGCTTCTGTACCATACACCAATAAATCCCCGTATAGTATATTAATACCACCTATTTTGTAATTATTCTTATGATCGTCCACCGCTCCGATATACCCACCACCGGAGGCAGTTGACCAATCAAGATGAGTCAGGTTACTATACCATACATAACCGGGATTATCGGGATCACCCGCCATGAATAACCGTGCATCTTTAATGGCTGCAAACGACCCTTTAGGTGGCATACCGGGCGATAAGGACATTAAACAATGCTTAGCCGTATCTGCTGTCCAATTACCGATTGTATTTAAATCAGTAATGCCGTAATACGATAACCCACCGGAACCGATATTATTACAATGCACTTTGACATAATTAGTAGCATCCCCGGCAGAATACTCTAATGACATAAAGTATGCTGTGGAAGGAGATAATTCAGTAGAAATATCCCCGGATGTAAATGTGGTTGAAAATTCTACGGCAGTCGCCCCGATATCTGCTGCATCCGTAACAAATGTTTTAGATGCCAACACTGTAGAAGAATCGTTTGTTGCTCTGATTTTTGCTGTAATTGCCCCGGTCGGTGCAGATCCGTCTTCACTCAAATATGCCGTAACCGTTACGGGTGGAATAGTATATCCGGCTGTCCATGCCTGGGTGGTAAATTTTTGAGCTACACCTAAATTTGTACCATTCCCCAATGCTAAATATGTATCATTGGTCAAAGCGGAATGGTCAAATTGAAACCCAGTTGCCCCAGTCCCGGCATCATAGGCGATTTTAATACCGGATGCTACCGTATCAATATATTTTAAAAAACTGCCATCCATTATAATAGCAACACCGTTATACCCGATAATTTGAGCATTAGCCGCCAAGGTATCAATTAAAACCGGTTTAAGATCAGCATCTAAATAATAAATTTTATGGGCTGCATCTTGAATCAATATATAAGTCGTGCTACCGATATTCACCTGTGCAATGGTTTTAACAGCGCTACTGTTAGTTGTGGCGCTCGTGGTATATTTCGATATGGGATCACGAGTAACTAATTTACCCCCTTTTTTAATAATCCAATTAATCAGAGCGGAACATTCGGTTGGAACAATCTGAAATATAGGCATAGAAGTATTTAAGCCGTGCGGGAACCCCATAAATGATAACATCTGCCGAGGATGTTTTTCTTTTGGTTGTATGCCTCTTAACATTTATATTCCTATCTCATTCCCATTGTGCCAATTCGTACAATATATTTGTAATTGTTGCGCTTATTAATACATCTGCTACTACCGTAACAAACGATTAAACAGGTTTTTATATGCTTCTTTTTTCGATAAACCCAATTCCGCCATTCCCGCCTGATTTCCTGCCGGCTTATCAAACCCTAGTCCTGCCGGGTTGAATGACCCCTCCTGCCCCGTTTGAACCATATCTCCCATTCCTCGTATCCCTTTTAACGGATCGCCCATTGACCTCTGTAAAGCAATTGGGTCATAAACAACATGTTTAGGAACAAGATTGTTCTGTTGCATTCTATCCCGAGGAAGAACCCTTGGGTCTAAAAGTAAGTTTTTTCTGGCGTCTTCAATAAATTTACTCACCGGTTGTTCGCTATTTCCAGGAATAGGAACAGGATTGTTCTGTTGCATTCCATACCGAGGAATAGGGGGGGAACCCCGGAAAATATTTATTAAAGTTCCGAGTAAACCACCAAGGCCTTGTTGAGTTGAATTATAACCCGGTCCTGGTTGCATTCCTGCTTGCGGTAAAAACGATTCTTTAAATGTAGGATATGTTGTTAGATTCGCAGGTAAATCATTTTGCTGAATTGGGTAATTAGGCAAAACAGGAGAAGCTTGTTGCTGTCCTCCACGTAAAATATTTAATAATCCGCTTATCCCGCCATATCCGCCTTGTTGTCCCATTCTATCAAATAAATTATAAAACATTGTTTAATCTCCAAATAAATATTAAAAATCGAGCCTCTTACGAGCAGGCACGTGATTACGCCGAACTACATTCCCCACTACCCGCTCCATAAAAAAGTTATAAAGCTGAGTATCGGTAAACACATCATTCTCGTTTCGTTTATGGCCTAATATCACTATCATTTCACGAATCGGGTCATTAAACTCGTCATTATACGGCATGTCGTCCCCATCTGTAAGCACCGTGGCTCGTTTGTCATAATACCCCTTAATGGTATATGTATCATCGGCGGTTTTCTCGAATATCATTGATGTTCCGGCTTCAGAAAAAAATCTTGGTTGACCCGTACCTGAAATATATTTTCGTTTATTGTAAATGGTTTGCGGCGCTACCTTAATTATTTCAGTTGAGGATATCCAAGCCGATCGAATCACCATTGACCCGGTAGGCGAAGACACAGAATTATTCCCTGCCACAAGGGATATATCGGCTTTTTCATTTAGCACCCAATCCGAATTAAGAGCAGATAACACGTTATCCAACTGTCGCAATGCTCGATTCGCATATGCCAACAATTCAGCATCGGTATATAATGTGGTATCCACATCACGCAAATCATACCGGGCATCGGTTCTGACAATATCAATAGTCGCCATAACTTATTTCCTAAAAATAAGGGCTGATACCACAATAACCCCTTTAGTGAGGACATTATTGGCCGTAATATCAATTGTGTCGGATAATTCTATTAATAACGGAGATGTCGCTTGTGGGGCTTTGTTCACCGCAATATCAAATGATTGTGAAGCTAAATCAAGACACCCGCCCGTGTTATTCACCAATGTTACTGCAACCCAATTTTTATGAATCACCGCACCGGATAAGGCCATGTCCGCTAAATCCATACCACTCGATACGGTCACATGATCTCCAAATCGTACACCGGTGATTTCTTTCTCATTGGTATGTTCCGATTTATCATTAATCTCGTAAGCATTCCAAGTAAGGGTGCCGTGCAAAAGGGTTTTGCAATGACCGGTTGAATCTACCAATAATTTATTGCCCCAATAATTTACGTTGGTTCCGTATCCCAAATCAATCGTTGCATCATCATCACATCGACTTTCTACCTTCGCCCATGCGTTTAATATCACATCATTTTCCAACACGGGGATTGCCTGATGTACATCGTTTGCCGCTAATCCCTGTACTCCGAGGTGTACCCGTTTTTCCAATAAAATTAACCCACGCTGGTATACCCTCATTTTAGGACCGCCCAAAAATGTGTCATACGTAGTCATTATCCACCTGCCTGTTTGTTTTTGTAATCTTCAATTGCTTGTTTGATTTGCGCCATTGATTCTTTACATATCTGTTTTTTATGATCTTTAACGGACTTATCTTTTTCCGAGCACATATAAATCCGACATGTTTTCGGACGATTATTATAAATATCACATCCGGCTTTTTTTAAATGAATACAGGGATGATATACCCTAATGCTTAACACTCCGTTTTTCGGGTCGATATACATCTGTTCGCCACGCATTAAAAAATATTCGACAACTTCCATACTAAGCATTGTTATAGGATATTCTACATACTCGCAGCATTCCCGACACTCTAAACATTTTTTTTGCTGTTCATCCAATTTCAACACCTTCTCCAACATATAATGGATTAATATCGTCATACCCAATAATAGCGCCCATTTTTCCCAAACCCACTTTTTTAGTCATTTCAAATCCTCTAAGCGCTGCATGAACGGCATCCGTTACTTCAGGTTCAATATTGTATTTTACCTTCGCCCTTGCTCTCATAATATCACCCCTTATCTGAGAAATATCACCCTCATGGTAAGTTACAGCAGGGGGATATAGCGGGAGTTCTCCAAGATATTCCTTTACAGTTGGATCTTGAAACTTCCACGCCCATTCAATCCAATGGGTATGTACCTGAGCTAAACATTCAGAAGTTTGTCCTTCGGCGTTGGGGGTATAGGTATCCACAATTTGTTCAATTTGTTCGTCAATTTCCCGCTGTCTGTTCGTCATGGCCCATCCCACGGAAGGACCAAGCACCATTTCATACTCGGTACAACCACGTTTTAAAATAACACGAACATCCTTGCCGATATGTTCATCAACCGCTTTGCGAACTTCCTGATATCTTACCCTACCTTCATCTAATGAATTATTATAAAAAAACCCATCATATAAAGTTGAGGAATAATAACGAATATCAATACCGCACTTTGCGGGTTTCCCCAAATCTGATTGAATATCAAGCAGGGCGAATAATTCCTTTAAGGTTCTCGGATAAACAACTACCTTCCAGCATTCAAGACACCGGGGCGGGACATACCCAAACCCTTCAAATTTAACCCCGTGATCCAATCCACATTTTTTCGTTTTTAAATGTTTAACGTGATGCCACGGAGTATCAAGCCCGACAGCAATTGCCATTCGTTTATAACAACCGTCATAAGAAAGGTAATATCCCTGCCTTTTTAAAAGCGGATGAAGTGTACTGAGAATGTCTTGCTTAACACATCCACCGTAATAAGATTTTGGTTCAATGTTACGATTACGATAAATCGCCGGGGCCACATCCAATAATGTATTACTCATATTTTGTTTCTCCTCGGATTTAATTTTTTCCTCGGTGTAACGCTGCCGGAAGCCAGCCGAGGAACCAGCTTGTCGGGATTGTATCCCTATCCGACAGCGAAAATTAAATTAATAGTTTAATTATTCAGGTACTTTAAAACCTTTGGCTGCAACCTCAAGTACACCTGAAAAAGTACCATCAAGAGAAGAAGCTGCTGTACCGGATGGTCCTTTACCAGCCGTAACCTGAAATGTTATATGCCCGCCATACGGAAAATAAAGTCCATTCTGCTGATCTCCACCGCCGTCAGCCCAACCCTGATTACCACCGGCAACACCAGCCGCCACGTGACGAATAGCCGCCTTCGGAGATGTTTCAGGATCACCCGGCAAAGCAAGTACGCTTGACGTATGGATCTTGCTTTTGGCCAAGGTTGCAAGTGCAAACCCATCTGCGTCAGATGACGTAGATACATGAGACGCACTCTTGTAAGCAATAAAACCGACCCCGGCAGTACCGGAAGTAATGGATAAACTATTGCAATTATGAGTTACGCCCGCAGTTCCTTTAGGAGCAATCAGAAACACATCGGTTATTACGCTTCTTTTAGGAATCTTCACTAATTTAAGAACGTTCATTACTGCATTGGTTAAAGTCGGTGCGGTAACACTGCCGAAATTAATCCTGTTTCGAGCCACGAACCCGCCTTCACGTGGGGTTACTTCTGCCGTAGCATCAGCATTGGTCGCAACAGAGGTCAAGTCATAGGTTGTTGCGCTGGATGCCGTAAAAGATACTTGTGCCATTGTTTGTTTCTCCTTTTTATGGGGTTACGATCCCCTGTTATTAATTAGCCGAGGACATTACGATTAGCCCCCGGTTAATTTGGTTTAATGGGCTGCCGCATAAGCGGTCATTACCATTGCACCGTAATTCTTGGAATTATACTGAGTAGCTTTAATACCGAAAATCATTCCGGCAGCTATACCCTTCTTGTCATGATAGTCATCAAGGTCTTCCACCCAACTCATCGGTAAATTCCCGAATTTCTTTTGCCCAATATTGTCATAAGCGTTGCCTATGGCAAAGGCACCTGCCTGCGCCCCTAAAAAGAGATTTCGGCGCACATTAGTTACGGGTGAATAAATTCGGTTGGAATCATAAATGATGATTTTATTATAGACTCCATTAGCCCCGGAAAAGATCGGATTTTTCAACCCTCTCACGTTAGCGTACTGCTGAATCTCATTCCATTTGATCGTTGCGCTGGAATTGGTCGCCACACGCAAGTCAGTCAGGGAATAATCATGCAACACCGCAACATAATATTCTTCTCCGTTAATTATGGTTGGTCGAATCATCGGGGAGATTGTTCTGGCCTTTTCCTTGGCATAATCCAAATCCATAAGATCAATCTGGTCATTATTGCCGAGGCTGGATTCATCTGTCGCAATTGTGCCGGTATGAGTAACGTCACCGCATATAATATAATGAGCGGTATCCGGCGCTACTCCTGTATTACCGGCAAAATCAAACGTGGTATCTCCGCAAAGACTCCTGAACATATAATTGTCCAGGGTATTCCTCCACCAATCACTAAGATTTTCTCGTGCATCTACTCGCATATTGTGAATAGTGCGTTGCTGACTCATTCGGTCAAACTGGTGAGCCTGACGAAGCTGATCGATTTCAACACTATCCTGATGATAGGTTAAAGCCGCTTCATTGCCCTTCATCCAGTTATTGCCCGTCACGCCAGCACCGGAGGTTTGTTCAAGTAAATCATACTTGACCGTATCCCCGGCAGTCTTTTCCATATCAGTATAGCGAGTAATGATGTGCCGTTTAGTTTTCCCCATGAATTTAGAAAACAGGGTGTCACGTATCGCTTCCCGAAACGTCATTTTACTGAAAAGTTTTACTGCTTGACTGTCATTTACACCAAATTCTGTTAGTGCCATTTTATATACTCCTTATTATGCCCCCATTCCGTCTAAAACCCTTTCAATCTTTTTAAAATCAGCATCGGACATATTTTCAAAATCAGTGATATCCATTTCTGCAATATCATTTAGAGTTTTGCCTGCTGCACCTTTTTGATTTCGCTGACCAGAAAGATTGCTCGGTTTACCGGCTATGAGTTTAAGATTGTTTAATTTCTGATTGTCATTTTTGCCATTACCGGATGAATCAACAATGGACTTCAACGCCTTTTTGATTTTTCTGGAATTATACAATCCGTTAGGCGCCTGCGTCCTAGCATCAACAACGACATCGATGTCCAGACCGGGAAACTGAGTGCTAAAATCATTTCCCGACTCAGCTTCTAATAATTCAAGAACGTCATTTAATGTAGTGGTTTGGGGAGTAAGCCCGTGCTGCCGCATAATCATATCTGTTTTTTCTTCAAGATATTGATACGCCCTGTTTAAAACACCAAGAGCTGCAGGATATCGTTCATCCTTTGACAATACATTGTCTACTATGGCATTATTTTGGGACGTGACGGCTTGCACAAACCCCTGATTTTTAATGGCAGCAACATCATTTTTAATCGTCTGCACTTCAGGAGCAGATAAACCACTTAAATCTACGGGATCAACATAGGGATTACCTTCATCATCGAATTTAACCGGAATTCCGCTGGGAGTAGTTGTCTCCGGTTGTCCCTGTGTTTCCTGCTTGTTCTTAACTTCCGCCATGAGGTTAGTAATCATGTCAACCCGACCCTTTAACTCCTGCCGAGTACGCCGCTCTGCTATCATTTCCTTGTATAAGCCATCCTTTTCTTTACTTAATGACTCAATTTTTGAGTTAAGGCTTTCAAGGATTTCTTGAGACGGCACGTCATCGGTAGACTTATCGTCATCGGTAGACTTATCGTTACCGTCCTTCGACTCGTCAACAACTGAATCTTCAAGATCATCAGGGTCTACGCTATCGTCAATCACTTCATCCATTACGTCTTTTTCTTCTTCTGTCATTTTACTTTCCTCCTTATTTGCGCCTGTTTGCGTAGGCGATACGTTTACGGCCAATGGCCGGTTTTAAAAGCGTTTCGTTTACTGCGTCCGAAACGACAACGATTATCTATAAAAAAAGTCCCATTAACTAAAAATTTTCGTTTTTGCCTTACCAAACCTTATTTGTTTTTCATCCCATTCGGTCGTGTCGATATTGTTCCATTTAATGAGATCATAATTAGTTTTATATTTTTTAGATGGGGTTCGGTGGCTTATACCAAAAGTATAACTCCATCCATAATTTTTACGATTTAAACGTTTTGGCATTTACATACCCTCACTCGATGCAGCCATCATCTCCGAATTCGGTTTGCCCATTCCCGAAGCTGGAAGCCGCATAGGTTGACTCGCTAATTTTGTAATTAAACCCATTACAAGCTGTTGACTTTGCATATCCAATTTAGACAGTTCCAAAAAGAAATTTCGGCGATCTTCAAGTTCCTTTTGTTCTAATTCTTTTTGCTCCATTGATAATTCACTTGCGGCCTGTTGAGCATTCAACTGTAATCTTTCCTTTGCACCCATTGCTTTTGCCTGTTGAGTTTGGGCTTTTAACTGCAACTCTGCTTGTGCTTGCTGTTGCTGTCCCTGTTGCATCTGGCTTATATATTGAATCCATTGTAATTTGTCCTTTTCAGGTAAATCAAGTCGGCTCACAACTGCTCTTGGATCAACCGGGAAACCTTTGCTCATCATTTCTATAAAAATCGCCAATTGACCCATTGTCTTTGTCGTATTGGCACTACTCTCATTGGTATCAATATTGTATTTCAAATCTCTTAAATTACGAAAAGGAGCAACAATTTTATTTTGCACATCAACAATTAATTCGCCCCGAAAAATATAATTATCTCCAGTTCCTAAAATTCGTTGTATTTGAGAATTAGGCATATATTTCATAATAATAGCAAATATTCGCTTACCTAACTGTTCCTGCATATGATGATGATTTTTAAATAATTTAGCTAATACAGTTAGCCCTTGTTGCTGCCGTAAACGAATTACCACACCGGGTTCGGCTCGTTGCCCGGATATACCAAGTAAATCAGGATTTACCCCGGACACCTTCTTGATTAAATCTTGTGCCATTTCATGCAACCGTAACGCTCCGGTTGGAAATTGTGGAATTGTTTTTTCTCTAATTTTACCCTCTGATAATGCACCATTAGTTACAAGAGTGTCCTCACCGGGAGCGTTAATCGAATCCTTCCATTGCTTTTCGTCTAATATAGCGGATTCTTCAACAAAATGACCACCTTGGGTCTGCTTTAAATATAAATTTAAAGTCTGTGACCATCGTTTATTTGCCTCCCGCTGCGGATCAATCATATCCTTTACGACTCCAAAATGAGTAATATTGCTTCTGGATTTATCCTTATACGCAAATTCCGCTACAATAGAAAATCCATCATACGGGATAGGAGAATCACCGTCATACAATATCTTATGACCGGTGAATTGAAACCATTTAATCTTTTTATCTTTTACAATCTGGTATTGAAAATTTGGAAAAAGTTGTTTTAAAGTCTTAAGTTTATCCTTTTCAAATTCCTCAAGCTTCTTGGTTGTCGGGTTAAATCCATAATACCGGTCATAAGTTTCCCAATATTCTTCATGTACCACCCGGACATGACCACGAGCTTTGTCATAATATCCTGTGTTCATAATGGTACTGTATTCATCTTCTGTCGGCGTATCAACCGGTAAATCACCAAATTCATTTAAAATATCGGTATCAGCTTCCATTAAATCCCCAATGGATTCGCCGGCCATAATAGCTTCAATATCCTCGATTGCATCCGGGTATTGAATGGCAAAATCTTCCAATGTGACCCATTTATGCCAAAATATCATACGATGATCGCTTAAATCGTTTTTTTTACCAGATGGGTCAAGTCGAATTTCACTAGGCGGAATGGATACAATAGGAATTTTAATCTCACCGGGTCGCTTAGGGTCGGGAGCTACATCCACGGCGCAAAAACCCCTGCCGGTAATAATGCAATTTTCCAACGCATCATCTTCCTGCATTTCAAGATCTTCAATCTCCTTGATTTTATTATAACAATTATTAAGAATATCAGCTAAAAACCCATCGGTCTTTTCTGTGGCATTAGCTTTAACCTCAACTCGATTTTGTTCGTTTACCCCTTTAATTAATTCAATAGTTGGTTTAATCAAATTACAAGTCAAATCCGGCCTGCCCTCTTGTGCCAATAAAGAACGTTCCTCGCGGGTGTATTGATCTCCGGCATAAAACTGATTGGCAAGTCTTGCATTGCGTTGAAAAACGGAATCAGCAGAAACAGCCTGGTTATAATCCTTCCTGGCTCGCCTTAACTTTTCCTCATTGGATAATTCAGAAAAAGGCTTGAATTGATTGCTAACACCATTAAGCATTGGTTATTCCTTGCTGTCTTCCGTTAAATATTTTTCCCTAATCGCATTGGAAAATTCCGGTTTAACTCTGTTTTCTTTTACCGCCATTCTTAAGGTTGCTTTAGGGAACCCCAAAGATTCCACAAATTCCGGCCCGGTTAATTTGGACTTTTTTATAATTTCGCTTATCTGCTTTCCGGTTAAAACAGGCTCACTTGACTCTGACTCTTCTTGTTTTAAAGATTTTTTTTCGGTTTCAATTTCTTCTGGAATCAGAGATAAATCCTCATTCTCTTCAATACCGTCCAATCGTGATGGCGTTATATGTGAAAATTTATGCAGATTAATAATCGTACCGCTTTTTAACACAACCCGCCCTAAACTAGGGTTACGTTCCGCATTACGTTTAAATCGATCATATTCTTTATCGGAAATTTTAATTTCAACGTCATTAATGTGTAATATTGCCATTTGTTTCTCCTCGTTTTAAGTGTTAAAAAAATAATTGTTCTATTATTATTGTATCATCCATGATTTTGCTCGACCTTTATTGCGATACTGAGCTATATTAGGAATAGACCCACGATGACGTTGATAACCTGCTACAAAAGTGCGAAAAGCATCAGCACTATGGGAGTTATGAACAACAACGCCCTCAGCTACAAAATTATGATTTTCATAAACATAAATATCATAAACAGGAATATTTACATCAGTTAAAAATTCTATGGACATAACTTTATGATTATTTGCTTTAATTTTTGTTGAAATTATTCGACAATCTTCGCTATGTATCGGCTCATCAAAATAATGAGTTTTGTTTCGGTAATAACTTTTACAGCCATTACAACAATACAATCGTTTCCAGTTCCCAATAAAAATACCTCCACACCCAGCACAAATCTTTTCTTTTTCAGATGATTTAAAACTTCTAATAGAACTATCGCCAATTTTTTTACGTTTCTCATCTGTCCAATAATTTTTTTGTCTTGTGTGATGAGCCTCTCCCGCTCTATTTTTATTCATCTTAATAAGATGAATCGTTCCCCCCGCATGATTGCTTTTTTTAGCATTAATTCTTAATTTTTTAAGACGTTCCGGTTGTTTAGAATGAAGAGAAATATGTTCTCTAATACTCATTTTTATTAAATTTTCGGGATTATTATTACATTTATCAAAATCTTTATGATGAATATGGTATCCATTTTCAAGCAATCCATTAAAAACAGAATAAACAAATTGATGTTCTTCTGCCTGTGTTCCATCGTTTAAATGAATTTTTATATAATTCCTGTCTTTTGTTTCATAAAACGGCATTAAAGAAGAATTAATGGTTAAATCTTTTGCTTCAATCCACGACTCATCCCGAAGCATAAATCTATGATCTGGAGTGCACTGTATAATATGTCCGTCATCAAGAGTTATTTTAACCAATTCTGTTGCTATTTTTGCCTGCCAACATTTTAATGCTTTAACTGGTTTCAATCTGTGTTGTTTTATATTATATGCCCATACATAAAATTCTTTCCCAACTAAATCTTGAATTGCTATCCATCCGTTTAATGTTCTTATTTTTGTTTCCCCGGAAAGACACGACCAATCATGTTTAGGATGTTCAGACAAAACCTTTCTTTTTTCATCATAATCGGCTCGATAATTCTCTAATGCTTCAAGTCCTTGTTTACATCGGATTTCGTCAAACCAGCTTGTAGCGATAGCGTTTCGGCATGCGGGAATATGTTGTTTAATAATAACATCCATACTTCGAGGACGATTTACCACAATAATTGGTTTAATGCCCACGTTCTCCGCGATTTTTTTGGTCGATACCGCTAAAATACCCTCGCTTTGCACCCGGTTTCGAGCATCATGCGGCATATAATGATTGCCATAAACATACGGCTTATTTTTTAGTATTTTAGCGTAATGCCCCATACCGAATCCGACACCCTCTTCGTAATCAATCCAATGATACGCCTGACCCATTGGTTGTAAAAACCAGATAGCAGTTGAATCATCAATACCTAAGTCCCAAAAAGTATCAACCTCTATACCGGGATGATGTGGTACTTTTGTAATCCGGCCATCAGTTTTCGCCTGAATTAATGCGGATGCAAAATAAGCACCCATAACAGCACCTTCAAAACTGCAATAATATTCTTGCGAAAATAAGGCGTTGCCCAATTCCGGGCCAAAAATATTAATATACTCTAATCGAATTTGATCTAATTGCTTTTTTGTGAAAACAGGAGTCTCTAAAGCAGTTAGCCTTTCGGCAAACCAACCCTTTGTCCTTTGTGCGGACTCAAACATGGTCTTACCATGATTAGCTCCACGACTTGTATAAATCCATAATGCCCAACCCTTGTTTTCCTCTAAAATGGGAGATAAATACGCCCAAGCCATAGGATCGGCCAATGCCCATTCGCTAAAAACAATACCACCAGTGGAAGACCCAACAATTGCATCATAATTATCAGACCCGACTAACTGCCAGGTAGACCCGTTTATAAACTCGATAAACATGTCCTGCTTACGAGTGTTCTTACGTATTCTTTCGGGAAACGCCTCGTCAATTCGACGCATACCCGTTCGGGGGTTCACAGCATCCCAAATAGCCTTTCTCGCTTGGCCATACTGAGGAAGCATATGCCAGTAATTCGCTACCCGCCGCATTGCCGCAGTAGCCGTAAAATGCAATCCTATATCATCCTTACCCCAACGCCTATGAGCTACCTCAACAGCCCGCTTACCCCCGCCTTCTAAATATATCCATAAGGGCATTTGGTCATCACGTGGCGTCCATCCGTTATTGGGAAGTCTTAATCGACTCATTTAAAAATCTCGTTTTTTTTAAAATTATACCCACTTTACTTTATTGAAAACTTTCCAAATAAAACCATGCCGAACATTAAAGGAAACCCCTATATCATTAGTCTCTACTCTATAAGAGAAGTTGACTAACTTGTTGGCAATATTATAAATCCCATTTTTGATATTTTTAGGATTTTGACTCATTTTTTATATCTTGATTCGGTTATGTATAGATATTATAACCTCCTGACCATAGACCCCGCCAGCATATACGGTTTTTTTTCTCATAAACCGACTAAGGAAACCTCGTCTCTCTCCCGCTCTCATATTCTCACACATTACCACTTATCCTTAATAATTATAATAACTTATTAAAAGAGTTTACAGATTAATTATTATACGACGTTGCTATAATATCAACTACTTACATATACCACTTAACGTATGCGTCAATTATACAATTAATCACATGTAATATGAGACACATTATGCAACCTCGTCTGAATTGTTATCACTCAATAGCTATAATCTTAATCATTAGACTTTTTCTTTTCCCCGAACTGAACAATTTCAACCGTAAGCGGACCGCCATCCTGATTTCCGAGTTCGACCTTCTTGTGGATGTTGTAACCAGGCGCATTCGCAGCGAGTATTAATGCTGCCATCTTGTTATTGTACTCGTTCGTGAGGCCACCTCGTATCCAAGACGCATGAATGCGAGCCTTAACTCGCGAAATTATCGGGAAAAACTCGTCTCGCACCCCATAATTGCGTATTGTTTTCGGATCACAATCCAGGCATATCGCTAAATCCTCAATTGTGTACGGTATCCGTACATGTTTTGTTGTTTTTTTCCCGAATCTGTCTCTTATTAGAATATCCTCGCCCTCGTCACATTTGGCAAAATATTCATTTATTTTTTTTTCAAGAGCTTTGGGATCCGGGAATTTCAATGGGCGTCCGCCTGCGTGTTTCGGGGGTTTCGGGGGTTTCGGGGTATCCGATTGATCATCTACTATAATTGTATCGTCTATAGTGCTCATATTAATATCCTCATTTTTTTATATGATTTATCCATTACGATCACGATCACGATCACGATCATCAGTCGACTATCTATGTATATATTAATAGCCTATTATTTCCATAACACCTGTTATTTACCAAGTCAAGTATTTTTCTGAAAATATGTAAAAACATTTTACACATTACAAAAATATTTTACACTTTTAAACCCGCATGGCATGTAAGTTTACAGCGGCAATCTTTATAAGCTTTTTATTTGCGGACGCTCACAAGTGTAAAAAAGCTTAGCACTTTGAATCGACTTGATTGGTTATATTTAGCCAATTTGGTTATCGATTTGGTTAAATCTAGCCAATTTTTTTATTTACTTTTTTGCACGTTTTATTTTTTTAAATTTTTATTATTAATATTATCAATATGTTATTTAATATTTTCAGGGCGGGTATGATAGTTGGCACAGAGAATGCAACTAATATAAATAAAATCACGCCGGGAATCACCCGGCACCAAATCAACCGCCCCTGCGGGGGCATAGAAAAGAAGAAAAAATGGTCAAAGTACATCATAAAATTATAGATAATA